GGAATCTTAAAAAACTTGGACAGCATGAGGGGAGGTTACCCTCCTCAATTGCTACTTGCTTAGACTTCGTATCCATATGGGGAGCCCATCCCAATCGAGCCCAGCTTGGAAGGATATGTGCAGCTGCTATAGCAGTATCCATAGATCATAAAAGAGTACTTCCAGCCTATCCAGTAACGAGTGGAGATCCTATAGCCTTCGGTTATAAGATCCTCGATCGATTGCTAGATGCTGGAGTTACTCCTGCTAAGATCTACGAGATGGGAAGCGAAGTTCTATTGGAGATGATGCGAGTTATCCCTTCTGAGCAAGAGGTAGAAGAGCAAGCAAATTTTACGCAAGAGGGAGAGGAGGGTTAGATCTCCTCGCTCTTCGGATCTCTCTCCGATGGGGGAAGGATCCTCTCTGGTATTATACTCTCTCTCCAGAACTCCGAGTATCGCTGCTAGCTGAGTATAGGCTAGCACATGAAGATCCGAAAGCATCCAAAGATAGACAAGAGCGGATAAAAAGGGCTAGAATGGAGGAGATAATACGGGGTAATCGATGAGCGTTAAAATCAATAAAGGAAGAGCGGGGATCCAGATCGATACAGATCTTCAGCAGTTCTATACAGGCTTCCTAGATACAGTAGCTCCGAATGCTCGTAAGGTTATCGAGGGAACTTTAAAGAAAATAGAGCAAGATGCTATAAGAGATTGGCCAGTACGGAAGCCGATTATCCGTAAGAACGCAGAAGGAGAGGTTAGATTCTTTCGTAAGACCTCGAAGGGATCTTGGAAGAAGTTCGAGAGGGGCTTCCGGATTACTCCAGGAGGAGGCTTCGAGGCCTTCCTACGTAATAGGGCTCCTTACTCTTGGGCTATAAAGTTCGGAGTAGATTCCGAGAACAATAGAGGGCAAGATATTATCCAGCCCCAGGGGAAGAAGGCATCTCAAGAATTACTTATTAAACCTCATAGAAAAGCAGCTAATAAGATAGTCAAGGCTCTAGCTGATGATCTTATCCGGAGGATATAATGGCAGAAGAGAAAAGATCTATCAATATCGCTTATAAAGCAGATCTTAAGGATCTCATTAATAAACTTAAGCAGATGCCCAATGTAACAGAGCAAGAGGCCCGGAAGATGGTATCTGCTCTCGATAGGCAACTTAAGCAAGCGGAGAAGGCTGCTAAGAAGAGCGCGGATGCTAGCGCGAAGGCTGCTAAGAATGCAGCAGCAGCAGCTCGGAGAGGTTCTAAAGAATTCGATGATATGGCAGATGCAGCCCGGAGAGCGGAAGAACGCTTGGAGAGAGTGGGAGAAGCCTCTGGAGATATCGATAGGGGATTCTCTTCTATAGGGCTTGCTCTTCGAGGGGTTAATCCTCAGCTCGCAGAAGCAGCAGATGGATTGGCAGATGCCTTCGCAGTTACAGAAGGATTAACTATGTCCTTCGCTGCTCTTAATCCTCTCGTAGTCGCTGCAGGTATTGCTATTGGAGCCTTAACTCTGGGATATGTAGCCCATCAAGCGGAGCTCGAGAAGGTTAGAGAGACTACTCTAGCCCTCCGGGATGCTCAGAAGGCTCTAATAGAATCTCAGAATGAGCAAGAGAATAACCTTATCGATGCAGCCTCCAAGCTGAGAGAGCAGAGATTAGAGTATAAACTTCTTACGGGCCAGATCTCCGAGTATGAGTTCGAGTTACAGAAGGCAGGAGAGGCAGCTAACGAAGCCTTCCGAGGGAATCTGGAAGCGGTAGATAGCAACATCTCAGAGAGTGAACTTCTATTGGCAACGATACGAAGCCTTAAGGATGGATATCTAGAAGCGGGCTCCGCTAATATTGTACTCTCAGAAGGGGAAGTAGAGAGATTAAGAACTCTACAGCTGCAGACTAAAACAGTAAAGAACAATATTGATTTAACTCAAGAGGGAATGAGACAAGCAGCAGAGCTAGGAAAACTGGAGAGGGCTCTGCAGGCTGATATCGCTAATCAAGAGAAGCAGAGAGAAGCGATCCAGGCTATGCAATCGGAATCGATAGATACTGCTAGAGAGATGGTAACTCTCGAAAAAGAATTGGCAGATGCTACAGAGGAAGCAGCAGCAGCTAAGGAGAAGGGAGTTAAGCCTGCTAAGAAGAGCCTAGATCTAGTAGAAGATGAACTCGAAGCGATGGAAGCATTAATCCAAGCTGAGAATAGATATTTTGATAGACAGATTGATGCCAATAAGAAGCTAGAGAACTTCCAGATAGAATCCTTCATGAGCGAAGAGCAGAGAGAGGCTCTAGCCTTCGGAAACAAGATTGAGCAGATAGAGAAGCTCGGAGAGATTACAGGACAGGAAGAACTCGCAGCAGATATCATTAAGCAGATGATGCATAATAAAGATCTCGAGCGGATGGATGAACTCCAAAAGAAGCAGGAAGAACTCCAGGCCAAAAGAAGAGAAGGCCTTAAAGAGAATCTCGAGGGAGCGTTAACTCTTGGAGGGACCCTCGCAGAACTTACAGAGATGAGGATAAAGGGTAATGAGATAGATGTTCAGGCTATGCAGGATAAGCAGGAAGAGATAGCCGCAATGAGCGATATAGAGAGGGCTGCATATGAGAAGGAGCAGAAGAACCTCCGAGGGCTATTTAACTTCAGAAAGGGTATGGCCCTCGCTGAGATCGCAATGGGTACAGCAGAAGCAGTAGTAGCCGCTCAGAAGTTAATCTCTCCATTCAATGCTATCCAATCTGCTCTCGCAGTAGCTACAGGAGTAGCCCAGGCCGGTGTCGTTATGTCTCAGCAGATGCCAGCCTTCCATATGGGAGGGATGGCCCCGGATGAAGCTAATGCTCGAGTATTGCGCGGAGAGGCTATATTGGATCGGGCTACAGTCCGAAGGATCGGAGGAGAGCAAGGAGTAAGGAATCTCCAGCAGGGAGGCTCCAATAGCGTTAATACTGTAGTAATTCAACCCTTTAAGCACTTCGGTAGATTCTCTAAGGAACTAGGAATCTCGAGGGCTAAACCTGTAGGAATAAGAGGATACTAAGATGTCAAATATTACCCCAGACTATTTAAGAGGATTCCTCATTCCGAGTATCTCCATCTCGAAGGATAATCTATGGGATGCTCAATCCCAGTACACCCAAGCGAACGCGAGAGCAGGTATTCCAGAAGCCCAGACCGAAGGAGTTAACTTAACGCTCTCTTCTATCGGTTCCCAAGGTGAGGATATCACTATCGAAACCATGCAGGGAGGGCTTCCAGGAGAGGCTCGTTTTAAATGGAGCGGAGCGGATACAATAGAGATGGGGAAGGATGCAGCCCATATCCTTACAGAGAGTGGATATTGGAAGTACTCTTCTAGCACAGCTGTAGGATCTTATTTCTACTCAGACTGCACGAGCGATCTAGATGGGGTTATCTGGGTAATCTCTGAGATACTAGACTCCTCCAATAGATATACGATTACGTTACATAGGCAGAAGGAGAACGGATCTATAGATGCTGTTAAAACCTTCGAGAGCATTCTATTTATCGGAACTCCTTCCAGCTTGGGCCTTCCTTCGATTACTAGGTTACAGGATGGTAGCCTTCTAGTAGCTTACTTCCAGTATACATCCGAGAACGCGGTTAATATAAAAGTACATAGATCTCTAGATGAAGGGGATAACTGGAGCCGGATCTCCTCGAGAGGTCTAGTAGATTCTCTAGCATCTAGCGCGAACGAGCCTAAGAAGATGAAGTTAATCACTGTAGATAATACAGTACTCCTCTTTATTGAACTTGAAACTAGCAATACAAACAGATTAGCCCAGTACATCTCGAGAGATGGAGGAACTACTTTTAATCTCGTAGATTCTATCTCAGATGTAAGTGATGGATACTTCCATCAGCCTAGCCCGGTAGCCCTTCCGGATGGTACTATCGGAGTAGCCTATATAGAGAATACTACGGAGCTTAAGTTTACTAAGATACCCAATCCAGGGATAAGATTATCTTCTGCTGTATGGACTGCAGCGAATGAGAACTCAATCTCTACAACCTCTCCCACCTTCTCCAGTATTACCTCTAATGTAATGAGCGGAGGTAATGTTACAGCCTTCTTTCAAGATGGGATTATCTGGGTAATCGCTCAAGAATTCGGAGATGGGAGGCTTATTGGATTCTACTCTGATGATCTGGGTAAGTCTTGGAGATATGCAAGCGGAGGAGGATCTACGGTATCGAATGGATATATCTTAGATTATGGAAGTAACTCCGATAGATTACAGAATCTCTCTGCATGTGTACATGAGGGAAGGGCTAAGATCTTTGGACACAATACGAATAGCGTATGGAGTCTAGCCCTCGGAGGTTACTCCAGCTTCTCATATCCTGCGAGATCGGATAATCCCTCCTTCTATGAGTATCTAGTATGGGAGAGTACATATATCCCGGTTATGCTCCCTGCTACATCTTCCCAGTACACTACTACAGGAGCCGGAACCCAATCTCTAGATGGAGAGGGATTAAATATCTCTACCTCTGGGAATATCCGAAAGTATGTTTACACTCATACCGGAGGCTATTTTACAGAAGGCCAGGTTATCAGATTGAGATTAAAAGTAGATCAGAACTCTAGCGTATTGAGTGATTTTATAGCCTTAAAGATCTTCCAAGATGACACAACCAATAGCACAGAACTCCAGCTTAGATTTTCTACTACTACTATACAGGTTAGAGATTCTGCAGGGATTAAGGCTACCATCTCTCATGATATGACATCTTCCACAGAGATAGTAATAGGGCTCCAAGATACAGCTGCTGAGATCTACTATAGAACAGCAGATGGAGACCAGGCTAAGAAGTGGACTCTCCAATCTATCTCAGGTATTACGAAGGGAGCGAGCGGAGCGGGTAATACTGTAGAATGGGGACACTTTGCATTCTCTGGAGTATCTACCTTCCAATCTCATTGGCAGGAAGTCTCGGTTACATCTGGAGAGCAGGCTGGGCTCGGTAAGTTCGATCTACGAGGAGCGAAGTATCCTCCTCTGGGAGAGTATCAGTATATAGATCAAGGGCTCGCTATAACTGCGAAGGATGCTCCAGCGCGAGGAGAGGATATCTATAAGATTGCTACTCGATATGATTATCCTATTGATAATGTTTTTCATGGAATATCCCTCTCTCCTCGAGTTACTTGGAGATCTTCTAATGATACAGTATTGGCCCGGATACCTCTATACATAGATCCTAAGGTTCAAGCAACGGAGAAGAGCCTGGGCTTAAGTGATGTACTCGGAGTACATCTTGCTAATACGAACTTCCGGAGATTCTCTCTCAATAGCTGGAACGGTGCAGCATGGGTAACTCTTGCGGATGTAGATATAAGCGAAGGATTTAACGGTACCTATATAAAGAAGGGCAATACTCTAATATCTAACGATACCGGGAAGAAGTTCTTACTCCATTATGGAGAGGCTATTGGATGGAGAGCAGAACTCAAGAGCGGAGAGACTACGAAGATAGTTAAGATTCGAATGAATAGCGAGGGCATCTGGACCAATAGCAGCGGACTTAAGCAGACTGTGCTCCAGTACGATACAGATCTTACAGATCCTGCTACTATTCCAGCCTCTGGGACCTTTAAACTAATCCCAGATCGGATAACCTTCCTTAAGAGCAGGCTCGATGGAGTTAACCTTGGGCAATATGCTCTCGCTATCGAGATACCAGTACAGGATACTCTCGAGGGATACTTCCAGATCGGATCTCTTCTTATGGGCTCCGTAGCCTTCCCCGCTCCTCAGTATCAGAGAGGGAGAAGTATATCTTACTCTCCCAATATCCAAGCGCAAGAGACTCTAGATGGAATGTTCTTTGCTCGCAAGATGAGCGAGGGAAGGAGAACAGCTTCTATAGCCTGGACAGAACCAATAGATACTACTCGATTATTTTCTCTCGAGCCTGACTACTGGCAGATATCGAACACAGCAGGAGCCCAGCCTATAGCCAACTATGGAGATCCTTATCTGATGAATGGAATCTTTCGATACTTGAGTAATCGAGAGCCTCTTGTATATCTTCCTTCTATAGATGTAGCTGCATATCGAACCGGGCTAGATGGTACTGATGAGATTATTCTAAATCGAAGAGCCCAGCATATGCTCGCGAGGACTACTGGAGAGGTATCTGTAGAGAGTGTAATAGGGGAAGAAATGGTGGATGAGATGTTCCGAGTAGCTACTGTTAATCTCGAGGAGATTGAGTAATGGATACAATCAAGCGGAGCGATATACAGCAGGGAGATATCTGCTTCCTCCTGGATATAGAATATTTTGGAGCGATATACCGATTCTCTACAGTACCCATAGATATATCTGATACTTCAGAGAATACAGTTATCCCCTATCGAGGCTCCCTCTCAGATCCTCCGGTTAATCTCCAGAGCGATCTCCTCGGAGTAGATCTCGAGGCTAATACTATCTCTCTAGAACTCATCTTCGAAGAGGTGGACTGGGTATCGGAGTTCCTTAAGGGTAGGACTATAAACGATGCTATCTGTACTCTCTCTATGATCATTATCCGAGATGGTAAAACCTCCTTCACGCAGCAGGATAGAATCGGAATATTTAAGGGGAGAGCATTAGATGCCATCTTCGGAGCTCCAGATGCTCCTAAGGGTACTGTAGCATTTACTATCGAGAACTCGGTTAATGTTCGAGATGCTAATCTTCTAGGAGAAGAGCACGTTATCATAGAAGATAATTATACAATACCGATTCTAGATAAAAGTAAGGGTAAGGTCGTTCCTTTTGTGTTCGGAGAGCTGGGTACAAGTTCTAGAGAGCAAGCTGGAAGTATTACACTAGATACAGATCTTCGAGCTACTCCTGCATACCAGGCCGGAGGAACAGCTACACTAAAAACCCAATACTTCCAGGTTGCATATCATCAAGTAATGAAGCCTGGAGTATCTCTAGTTAAAATCTTCGATGGTCAAGGAGGATCCTTTACCAATCCAGTAGAGATCGCGGTAGATTCTAAGGGCTTCTTATATGCCTATGTACCCTTCTATCTGATAGTGGGAAGCCCAGAGGGGACTAACGTACAGTACGATAATTTCCAAGTATCGAGCCCAGAGATAGCCTTCTCTTATTATGCTAGCTGGGGAATCTCTCAGGGTGGAATCCCTAGTATAATGGGAGATGGCCCTCTCGAAGGAGCAGTAGATCTCTCTCTTTTCGTACTTGAAAAGACAGATTTATTATTCGATTACTCCTCCTGGAATGGGCTTGCTCCCGTACTAGATCGATACAAGTTCGGAGGCTTTGTTAATGACTTAGATGTATCTGCTCTCGATTGGATCCAGAGTAATATCTGGAGCCTCCTTCCTATTATGGTAGTAACGGGAGGAGATGGTATAAAAGTAGCCCTTAATCTCTATACGTACTCCCAAGAGATTATCCCAGCCCATCATCTGATAGAGAGCGGAGAGTTAGAGATTATCTCTCCCTTAACTCCTCTCGAAGGTGAGATTATAAATAAGATTACTATCCGATTCTCTTATGCAGGTATGAGCGGAGCGTATCGATCTCAGGTTACTATCGATCCTTTACTGGTAGAAGATGAGCCTCTGAAGTATCGAGATCCGATCGCTTATATCTCCTTTACCCGGTACGGATTGAGAGAGAAGGTTATCGAGGCTCCCTTCGTTTATGATCTGCAGACTGCTATCCGGATTGCTAGAGATAAGATTCGAGCCCATGCTCTAGGAAATTACGCTATAGAGATCTCAGCTGCTCCTAAGTATGGATATCTGGATCTCGGAGATATTGTATCTATTACTTCGGAGAGGGTCGGTTTAACTTCTCATAAATGCCAGATAGTAAGTAAGAGCTGGAGCGATAATCGCTGGAGATATGTACTCCATATAGAGGATAATCCTCTGGTAACCATCCGTAAGTAATGTTTTCCCTCATTTCATAAGATACCGAGGTATATTAGCCTTATGATAGTATTCATAGATAGACAGCATGCAGGGAAGCCAAATAACCCAGAAGATAGAGGAGCCTTAGTAGAGCCCTTATCTTTTGGCCTTGGACTAGAAGCAATGTATACAGGGTATCTATCTCTCATGATAGAGGAGAAGCTACTAGAGAACGGAGTTAAAGTTCTTCCGATTTCAGATGGATTTTACCCAGATAGACACAAAAGAGTAAACGAGTACTCCAAGCGATTTAAGAACGAAGAGCAAGTTTATCTCGCTCTCCATTTAAATAGCGGAGGAGGAGATTACTCTAGCTTCTTTCATATGGGATCCACAGATGGAAGCGATCTAGCCTCTGCGATATGTGACAAGGTTAGAGAAGCATCTCTTTCAGGGTTGATAAGATGCCTTCCGAAGAAGTGTTCTTCTGGAGACTGGACTAAAAACGCTTGGTATACAATAAAAGGAGTAGGAGATCCGATTGCTATCTGCTGCGAGCCTCTCTTCATGGATACCCATAGAGATCTCTTAAATATGGAATCCCTTAGATCTATTGCTTCTGCTATAGCATCTGGGATAATCTCGTGGAGTTTATAATGGAAGAGCCCTTGATCAATATCCTACTGAATGGAGGAGCTAATATAGCCTTCGCTGCTTTTTTGTATATGCAGAATCAACAGCTACAAAAGAGAGCAGATGAGCGAGAAGTAAAGCAGGATAAAAGGGAAGCTGATATCCGGGCTCGATATGATAAGGTTATATCTGATATGTACGAGAGGGAAGATGCTATCCGGAGAGAGCTGGTCCAAGAGATTAACGATCTAGATAAGAAGGTAAGTACTCTAGAGACTAAGATACAGCATATTTTCAAGATAGTAGATGAGATAAAAGCGCAGTTCTTAAGGGCAGGATAATCCGCTCGATCTCAGCATCTAAGAACAGATCGAAGGGGGCCCGCTTAAATATAGTACGGTCCTCCGGTCCGTTATTCTCTACATAGAATTCACTCATGAAGGGGACTAGGCCCTCGATCTCAGTATAGAGGCTCCGAGTATTGATAATAGCGAGATAGAGCATCCCATTCCAGAGGAAGCCCTCCATAGTTAGATCGGAGATCTCTTCTCCAGTCTTAATCGCTGCTATTCGAGAATGGATCTCTAACTCCATATCTGGATACTTAGTTCTTCTCCATCTTAGAGCAAAGTGCCTAGCTGGTCTGCTCTTCCATATCCGAGCAGATACAGTAGTCTCCTTCCCATCCTCTGTATAAGTATAGTCTATGCCGTTATAGATATCTCTACTCGTTCCTATTTCGGTCTTCCATGCACCAGGGAACCTATCTTTGAGCGTTGGAACTACGTAATCGAACCAGAGAATATCGCTCTCTCGGAGTCTATCTTTTGTCGTTTTCATATCGTAGCCTTTATAACTATTGTTATACATAAAATAGCACTTTGCACCGTAAAATTTTATAAATAACGATTGTTATATAATAAAAATTAAATAAATTTGATTATGCTAAATGATTCGATACTACCGATACAGTTTTATGTAAAGCAAAATAAGAGTATTTTCTATACACATATATAGTGTAGAAAACTATAGTAATGTATAGGTAAGCTCGAAAGAGTGAAACTCAAACAATCAAACAGGATAAACCAATGTCTACAACCTACACCATTGAAATCAAACACCACAACTTCTCAATCAGTGACTTCTACATCAGTAAAAGCTTCCCACTGGCAGACCATAAATCAGCCCTTGACTATGTGATTTCAAACCTTTCAGAAACCATGGTCATTGAAGTTATGAAAAAGGTGACTTCCACAGCTGGTTGGACTACTGAATACAGTCCAGTGACTTCCACAGACCTTCCAAAGTATGTCCAGGCAAAGGTGAAGGGGCTGGTAGTCTTTGCTGAACATATTGGACATGTACAGCTGGCAATGAAGGAAACAGAAGCCTGTGTAATTTTTGTTACTGAAAAAGAACATTTCTTGGGGGAAGTTCGTTGGAATGATTTGAACGAGTGTTACGAATTTAACCACCATGTTTGCAGTGTTATTACACAGTACTGTAAGGAATACGGCCTTT